GCATCTACTCAATCAACGAGTGCCGCGAGGTGCTCAACATGAACCCGATCGGGCCCGACGGCGATCAGCGGTACATGCAGATGAACCTGACCACGATGCAGGGCATCGCCGCTGAGGCCGCCGGGAATGCTGGCGAGCCGGTGCCTGCCGCCGACACCGCACCGCAGTCCTACACCGACCAGCTGCTGGCCAAGACGCCACCGGCACCGGAGCCCACGCCCGTGCGTGCGGCCCGGAAACCTCGAGCACCACGAAAGAAATGACCATGGAACGCATTGAGCGACGTTGCGTGCAGCAGCCGCTGACCCTTGAAACCCGCGAGTCGGGCAAGCCGTACATCGGCGGTTACGCCGCCAAATACAACGTCCGCAGCACGCTGATCGGCACGTTCCGTGAACAAATTTTGCCGGGGGCGTTTACTCGTGCTCTTGAGCAGCAGTCGCACCCGGTCGTGGCGCTGTGGAATCACGACCCCAACTACGTATTGGGATCGACTCGCAGCGGCACGCTGACCGTCGGCACCGATGACGAAGGCATGCGGTATTCGGTCGAAGTGCCCGATACGCAACTGGGCCGAGACCTGACCACGCTGATCGGCCGTGGCGATATTTGGGGCAGTTCGTTTGCCTTTGTCATCGGCGAGGAATCGTGGGGCAAAGACGAGGACGGCACAGCCCTTCGTAGCGTCGTATCCGTCGAAGGCGTGTACGACGTGTCGCCAGTTCTGACGCCAGCGTATGACCAGGCCACCACGGGCGTGGCGGTTCGGTCCTATGAGCGTTTCCTACAATCGCACCGGCCTGCGTTGCAGCTGCCTGGCCTGCAGCGAAACGCCAAGTCCGAGAAAGCCATCCGTCGATTTCTGAGGCAGCATGGCTACAAAGTCGGGTGACGTTTGCCCTCATTGCCGCGCCGCCCGCTTGGGCGTGTATGCGTCAACCGAGCGCGGCACCGTGTGCACACGGTATCTCCGGTGCCCGTCGTGCCGACGCACGGCCAAGCAACTGGTGAAGTCGTGCGAAATCCGCCGACGTTCGTTACCTAACTAGGTAACTAATCCTCAGCCACCTTCTGCAAGGGTTGGCATGTGCGGCCGTACCGTGCGTGTAGGTCAATCACCTACCGCACACTGAGGAGCCACACACATGGCCGCCAGCCGCGTCAAGGAACTGCTCGACGAACTCGCCTCGACCCTCGCCGAACTCGGCATGATGGACGAGGCCGGTGCGGCCGAAGAGGCCGGCGAGAACACGGACGGCACCCCGGCGGATCGCTCGGCGGTCGCCGCCGTCGAGGCCCGGCAGGCCAAGTACGACGAGCTCCTGGCGAAGGCCGAGAAGATCAAGAAGTCGATCGCCGACGAGGAGGCCCGCGAGGCCCGCAAGGCCGAGCTCATGAAGGCCCTGAACCGGGCCGCCCCGGTGGTCGAGACGGCTGCCCCGGCGAAGACCGACATCCGTGCGGTCGGCTTCCGTGGCAAGCTGCGTGCGTTCAACAACGAGCGAGACGCCTACGTCTCGGGCCAGTGGCTCAAGGCGTACATCGGCAAGGACGAGCAGGCCCGCCGGTGGTGCCAGGATCAGGGCATTGAGACCCGTGACATGGGCGGCCAGGTGAACAGCCTCGGCGGCGTGCTCGTGCCCGAGGAGTTTTCCAACACGCTCATCCGGCTGGTCGAGCAGTACGGCATCGCGTCGGGCATCGCCCAGAACATCACGATGTCGAGCGACACCCTGCTCGTTCCTCGCCGCCTGACCGGCGTGACGGGCTACTGGATCGGCGAAAACACGACCATCACGACCAGCGATCCCACTGCCACGATGGTGCAACTGGTGGCCAAGAAGCTGGCGGCGGCCACGCGTGTTTCGAACGAGCTCCTGCAGGACAACGCGATCTCGGTCGCCGACTGGCTTGCTCAGGAGTTCTCGCTTGAGATTGCCAAACGAACGGACGAGGCGTTCTTCAACGGTGACGGCACCAACACGTACGGCGGCATCTGGGGGCTTCTCAAGAAGATCAACGACGGCACCCACACCGCTGGCATTGTGTCGGCCGCGAGCACCCACACGTCGGCCGCGACGCTTGACGTGAAGGACCTGAACTCGGCCGTGGCCAAGTTGCCCCGGTACGCCATCGGTTCGGCCGCCTGGTACATGCACCCCAGCGTCTGGCACAACGGCCCGGCGAACCTCGCCCTTGTGCAGAGCTCGATGGGCGGCAACACCTCGGCGAACCTGCAGGACTTCAATAGCAAGTCGCCCGCCACGCTCCTCGGCCTGCCGGTCGTGTGGGCTCTGACGATGCCGGCGAGCACCGCCCTCTCGGCCGGTGACATCGCCATGGTGGTCGGTGACCTGTCGCTGTCCAGCATTTATGCGACCCGGTCGCAGATGTCGATCGCGGCCAGCGACGACCGTTATTTCGAGTATGACCAACGGGCCTACCGGGTCGTTTGCCGCATGGATTGCAATCATCATTCGCTGGGAGACACGTCGACCGCCGGCCCGGTCGTGGCTCTCAAGCTCGCGGCGTCCTGAACCACTTGACCTTCCAAGGAGCTCCCAAGCATGAACCACCTTTCCGGTGCCAAAAGTGTGACGAAGGCGGCCTCCAGCGTTGCTGCGTCGGCCACCCATTCGCATGAGATCGACACGCTCGGCTTCAAGTACGCCAGCATTGACGTGATCTACTCGCCGTTTACGGCGGCCACCTCAAGCTACGCCAGCGTCTGCAAGGTGCAGGAATCCGACACGTCGGGCTCCAGCCAGGCGGACATCAGTGGCTTGTCGGTGACGGCTGGTGCCGGCAGCACGACCGGCGCGGTGGTCGGTGCGGTGGCTCGGTTCAACGTCGATCTGCGGGGCCGCAAGCGGTACCTGACGGTCGTCACGAGCCCCGGCAACACCGTGGCGGTGGTCACGAACGCCCGGCTGTCGAAGGGCGAGACGCACTCGACGGACGCGACCTCGGCGAACGTCAACGACTACAAGAGCCTCTGATCGCTTGACTCGTCAGCGATAACGCCCACATGCGGGCGGCTGGGTTCGCCCGGCCGCCCGTTTGGCGTTTTAGGAGCACACCGTGAAGGTCAACGTCGGACAAGTCGAACACGATCTGCGAGTCGAGGCTGCGTTTAGCGTGCCCCGGCTGGGGTTCCAGGACAATTTTTTCACGACCATGCAGGCACTGATGCCGCTGGGCATCCGCCCCACCAAGTTCACCGGAGCGTTCTGGGAACAGTGTCTCGACCGCGTGCTGGTCGAAATGCTCGACCGCACCGATTGGATCCTCGTCATTGATTTCGACAGCGTCTATGAGGCGGACACAGTGCAGCGGCTGATGACGGCGGCCATGGTCAGCGGCTACGACGCCGTGGCCCCGCTGCAGACGAAGCGTGACGAAGGCATGCCGATGTTCTCGCCCGAGGGGCACGACGGCACGATTGGCGTCGTGCAGCTGCCCAACTCGTGGTTTGAAGCGGTGGTGCAGCCCGTGGATACCGCTCATTTCGGGTGTACGCTGATCCGCTCGGCGGCGTTGAAGCGAACCCCGACCCCGTGGTTTCTCGGCACGCCCCGTCCCGACGGGCATTGGGGTGACTCGCAGCCGGGCGAGCCGACCCGTGTCGATCCTGACATCCATTTTTGGAAGCAGTTCCGGGCCGGCGGCAACAAGCTCGGCCTAGCCCCGCAAGTGGCCATCGGTCACGCCGAGCTCAAGATCACTTGGCCCGGCCGGGATCTGAAACCTGTGTACCAAGCACCGTCGCATTACTGGGCCAACGGGGCAAAGCGACCGGCGGCAGCGTGGGGATCCGACGAGCATGCGGAGGCCAGTGCATGAACGTGCGTTTTATTCGGGCGTGGAAGGTGTATTGCGTCGGTGACGTGATTGACGTGCCCGATGGCATGGCCACGGAACTCGTCAACACGGGCCGCGCCGTGCGTGACACGCAGCAGCTGCTCGAGACGGCCGCCGTCGAGCCGGCCGAAATGCGAACCGCCGACATGACGCCACGGAGACGCCGCAAGTGAGATACCGCAGCCTCCTCCGAGACACGCAACCCGTGGTCGAGCCGGTGACGCTGGCCGAGGCTAAGGCTCACCTGCGTATCGACACGGACGCCGAGAACGACTTGATCCAATCGCTGATCAGCACGGCCCGGCAGTGGGCCGAGGACTACTGCGACCGCACCTTTGTGCTGACGAAATGGGTGCTGCGTACCGACTCGTTTTATGGGCAAGTCGGAAGCCCGTCCCAGTTCGGCCTGCGGTCGGACGGCAACAACATCGAAGGCCGCCAGGGCGTGGTGCCCAACATGGACGTGGAGCTGCCCCGGCCGCCGATGTCGCAGACCACGGGCTACACGGACGTGGAGGTGGTCTACACGCCGTTGGTGAGCGGCACGACTGCCACGCTGTCCACGACGGAATACCGGGTGGACTACAACCAGACGCCCGGCGTGGTGCGACCGCTGTACGGCAAGACTTGGCCGGGCCACCTGATGGATCAGAACAGCGTCACGATCAAGTGGTGGGCGGGCTATGGCGGTTCGGCTGGCCCGATGCCGGCTGCGGTCAAATCGGCCGTCCTGATGCTTGTGGCGCACCTCTGGCGCAATCGTGAGATGACCGCCGAGGCGGCCCTGACTGAGGTACCGATGGGCACCAAGGCCCTGCTCGACACGCTGCGGTGGGGGAGTTACCGCTGATGCCACTGGACGCCGGCAAACTGTGGGCGCGGGTGACCGTGCAGCAGCAGACGCAAACCCGCAACGATGTTGGGGAGACCTCGCTGACGTGGGCGGACTACGCCACGGTCTGGGCGGACGTGCGATCTTTGGGCGGGCGTGAGGCCGAGCGGTACGCCGAAACCATCGGGCTGAGCACCCACAAGGTCACGATCCGGTTTCTGGACGGGCTCACCTCAAGCATGCGAGTGATCTACAACGATCGCACGCTGGAAATCGGCCAGATCAACGAGATAGACCGGCGGTGGTATCAAGAACTCATCTGCACTGAGAAGGCCGCCACATGAGTCTCCCAGAAGCCCCAGAAGCGTTTCTGTACGCCCGGCTGACCAGCCAGACGGCGGTGTCATCGCTGATCGGCACCCGCGTGTTTCCCATGATCGCCCCGACGGGCACGCCGCTGCCGCTGGTGGTCTACCAGCGCACGGCCGTGGACCGCCCGCAAAGCCTCACCGGCAACGTCGGCAATCCTGTAGTGACCCTGCAGTTGACCACGTACGGCACGTCTTACACGTCGGTCAAGTCCATCGCTCGAGCACTCCGCCTGGCGGTTGACGGGTGGACCGGCACCACGGCTGGCGTGACGATTCAGCGAACCACGTTGCAATCGGAAGCGGACGGCGTGGACATGCCGCAGGACGACCAGATGCTGCCGTACTACAACGTGCAGCAGACGTACGAATTTCGCATCAACGAGGCTACCTGATGGCAGCGTCGTACAAACACGCACAGATCAAAATCGAAGGCCCGGATCTGTACGAGATTCGACAGGCATTCAAGCAGCTGCCGACCAACATTGCAGCACGGGTCATTGGCGCTGGTTTGAAAAGAGCCGCTAAACCAGGCGAAAACGCGCTCAAGCAGTTGACCCCCAAAGGGCCTACGGGCAATTTGCGACGGTCTATCAGGACTATGGTTAAACGATACCCACGTGACGGTGCGGCCGTTGCGGTGGTTGGGTTTGTGAAACCAGGAACCGGTGCAAGCAAATCCGCTCAAGGCGGCAAAGTGCAAAAGGGACCGGATAGAGGATTCCACCAGTTTTGGATGGAATTTGGCACCGACGAAAGATATATCGGGGTTAAAATCAGTAAGCGCGTCCGGCGGCTTGTTGGCAAAAAGGCAGCCAAGGCGTTGTTGCGTGCGTCATATGCCATTAATCGAAACAAAAAAGGCAGTTACATAGCGTCTTCATTCAACAAGCTGGGTCCATTTGTTTTGAAGCCGTCGCCTGGTGGCGGTCGCGTGCAAACGTCGCCGAAATACCCAAAGGCATTTTTTAAGAAATCTGCCACTCCTATTGTTCTTCCTGGAGTTGGCTCACAGCATCTTGTGCACCGCGCGTACGCCAGCAGCAAGTCCGCCATTGCTGGCAATTTGCGTGGCGAAATGACCAAAGCTGTTGAGAACGGTTTGAAGATTTTGGAAGACCAAGCCCGCAGGGCCGCTCAAATGCGAGACCTGAGCGAACACCTGTAACTGCAAGGATTCCGGCCCCATGCCCTAGCCTGTGGGCAGGGCTGTGCCGCCCACGACTCACGAGGAGATACGCCACATGGCTGCCGATTCGCAGGGATCCAACTTCGTTTTCTCCGGTGCAACGTACACCGTGACCAGCGTCACCGTGACGCCCGGCGGCGATCTGCTGGACAATTCGCATCTGGGCCTGGCCAGCGGTGCCAACCGCACCTACCAGTCGCCGGCCCTGCTCGACAACGAGATCAGCTGTGAGGCCTATGGCACGGCGGCGGTGTCCATCGGTACGTCTGGCAATTTGTCGTTTGCCAGCGCGACCTACACCGCCACGGTTTCAAGCTCGAGCGTGGCCTACGCCGTTGGCGAGCTGGTCAAGCAGTCGCTCACCTTCAAGGTCAAATAACGACGGGAGGCCGTCGTGGCGAAGGTATCGCAAGGCACGACCGTGGAGTGGAACGGCGTGCAGTTTGGGGAAGTTCTGTCCATCTCGGTGGACGGAATCGCCTCCGACGTTGTTGACGTGACGCCACGCACTTCAACGAATCGGCAGCGGTCCTTCTCGCCGACCGACGTTGATAATGGCACCGTCACGCTCACGCTGCGTGGCGCTGCCGGAATGGTGTCTAGCAATGTCGGCTTGACCGCTGCGTTAGCAATAGGTGGGCCCGCGGCATCGTGGTCATTCCCGGTGGCAGTGTTTCAGACGCTGGGATGGCAGGCTGCCGTCGGCGAACTGCAGACGTACAACGTGACTTTCAAGGTAGGAGCGTGACGTGGGACTGACCGACGACATTCTGTCCGCCGACCAGGCACAATCGCTCAAGGTGCACGTGCCCGAGTGGAAGTGCGACGTGTGGATCCGCACGCTGGCGCTTGGCGACCTGCAAGCATGGGAGCTTGAGTGCCTGCGGTCCAAGGGAGAAGGCGTGGACGACTACCGCACCCGATATCTCAGCCGATGCCTGGTGGACGCCGACGGCAAGCAATTGTTCTCCAACGATCAACTGAAAAAGGTGAGCGGCAAAGTCGGCGCTCGGTTGTTCAAGATCGCTCAGAAGCACAACGACCTGGACGACAAGGAAATTGAGGACATCGGAAAAAACTGATTGACCGGCCGCTGGACGCATTCCCGCTGTTGTTGGCCGGTCACTTGGGCATGACGGTGCGGGAATTGGGGCAACGGATGGACGTTGCCGAGTATCGACAGTGGCTTGCATTTCATCGGTATGTGAACCCGCTAGGAGGCGAGTGGAGGCAGACGGCAAGACTTGTGGCGGCAACGCTGGCTCTGCATTGCGGGAAACGCAGGCCGCCTCGAGAAGAAGACTTCATGCCAATTGATAAGCCGCCGATGACGGCGGAACAAATTGCGGCGGAACTCGGCAAACTCAGTCGGTGACGTATGGCAACAACTCTTGCTCTTGCGATGCGGGCCAGCATGTCCGCTACGGGCGTTGTGTCCGGCGCAAATCAAGCCGCCGATGCAATGAATCGCATGGGCAGGCAAGCCAAGAAAACAGCGGATGACGTATCTGCGATCAAGAACATTGCCATAGGAGCGGTTGTCGCCAAGGGTGTTAGCGTACTGGCCGATGCATTCATGCAAGCCGGCCGTGCTGCTGCGTCATACGCCATGAACGTGGCCAATTCCGTTGATACGCTCAACGACCTGTCCCAACGCATTGGCGTCAGCGTTCAAGCGCTGCAAGTGTTCAACATGGCCGCCAAGCTGGCGGGCGTTGAGGACGGAACCCGTGCGCTGCAAAAACTCAGCGTCGTGATCGGCCAGGCCGCCGAAAGCGGCAACACCGAGGCGTTTACCCGCCTCGGCATCGACTTTGAGAAACTGCAGGCCATGTCGCCCGAGGAGCAGTTTCGCACGATTCAACAGGCGATTGCAGCGTTGTCCACTCCTGCCGAACGGGCTGCCGCCGCCGTGGCATTGTTTGGCAAAAGCGGCGTCGAGCTGCTGCCGCTGATGAATCAGAACCTCGCCGAAATCGAGGAACGCATGCGGCGGTTGGGTGGCATCGTTGGTGACGACCAGGTCGAAGCCATCGCCAGTATGAACGATGCACTGGAC